CCATACTCTTCTTCCTCTCCAGAAAGAAGCGGGGAAATCTTCAGAACAAAGCTTCACTTTCTGAATGTCTATATATCCCTCTGTTCCGATGCCTTTATATTGGATGTTGTTATGTTTACAGAGATAATTCTCCCTCTTCGAAGGGTAAAGAACAGCTATCGCTCTTTTCTTCTTCAGATCATCGAACATCATCTGGTTGTTGATCGTTACGGGATTGCTTTGATATATACAGCGATCATCTTTCATCCAGATATCACCTTGTTTCAGTTCGTCGTCTGGTTCGTAAAGAAGGGAAAAATAACGAGTATTTTCAAGCACGCCGTCAAGCGTTTTCTTAGCAATGTCAACCTCAGTCAAAAAAACATTGTCATCATTTGGATATTGAGTTGAAATGATAATTCCGAGCTTTTCGGGAAGTGTGATCTGTGATGATCTCATTGCTTCGACGGGATAATCGTCCATTGCTCCGGCCTCATCGGCCAAAAAGCAAGTGGCCAGCTTCGTTGTGTTATCCTACCGGTTTTTTATCCGATAGTTCTTATGATTTCTCATAAGTCCAGCATATCTTTTCGCCTGTTTCCAGGCGCCGCGGACTCGTGGCGGGATTATATTCTGTTTCCAGTTTCACCCGCTATGCGTTGCGCGTGTCCTTCCTATTACAAAAGGACTTCCGCTCTGATCGGCTTATTTTTCAACTTAGCCTTCCAGTTTCTTTCCGCAGTTCATTCGTTATGTCGCCATAACAACGGGCAAATTCATTTACCATCCATCCCATCGTTGGAATACGCCAAAGGAATATAATTGCTATCATTCAACTTACATATGACTTCTTTTCTCAGAAGCTTAAAGACGGGGTTAACTTCGTCGTATAAAAGCGGGCTGCTTTTGATAATCTTCTTGATTGCTACATATAGCTCAGAAGAAAGAGATAAATCAGGAGCCACACTGAAGAAACGGGAGAAGTTTGGCTCAGTCAGCATCAGGATTATGAAGATAACAGCAGATAAAAAAGTTTTTCTGTTCTTCCGGGATACTTCCAAAAGCCCTGTTTGATAGTGTCTCAGCCCTGATTTTTCTTCTTCTGTACAAAGAACAGCCGTTATAAATAGATGCGCGTAGTCATCCAACCCGTCATATAGAGGACCATGTAAGTCAGGATGAACCATGATCTTCATAATCTTCTCTATCTTTTCTTGCCGTTTAGCAGAAACCGAAAGACCTGGCACTTTTCCATCAGCAATATCGAGCCATTGGGAACATTGGATCTTCACATATTTTGGAACCTTCCCCTCCGCCTCATCCCTAGCCCAGACGGCGTACTTATAAGCCGTTGTTTCTTTTATTCCGCTCATACCATCACCCCCTCAGGGCTTCCAGGAGAGGATTGTTCGCTTTCTCAGGCGTCTTAGGTATTGACCTCAGCGATGCGGCGATTGACATACAGTTTTCCTTTTCTATATCGAACAACATCTTTCTCTTTTGCTGGATCTGTCGATCCATCGCCAAAATTGAATTCTGAAAACCTTGCTCTATTTTGACGCCATCTGTGAATTTGATCTGTTCGGCGTCTATAAGTGCCTGTTTCTGCTGCTGAAATTCTTTCAATTCATTCCAGAAATAAGCTCTTTTCTCTTCAAAATCGGCACATTCAGCCATCAACATGGCATAACGGTTAATTTGCGCCGAATATAACGCATCATCTCGACCAATCGCCGCCAATAACTTCTTTGTTTTCAGGAATGTCTCATGGGCGGTGGGGTTATCTTTGACGGAAGGATCTTCTTTAAGCTTTGCTCCTGTCAGGAGCCCCTGTTCCATTTCCTTCCTCATCGCTTTTTCAGCTTTCGTTCTATGTCCCGTTGTGTTATCTATCGATTTACTCGGTGTCGGCATCGCTCTTCACCTCCTTCATTTTCAAGACCCTGTATGTAGCCCCAGCATCCGGAACAAGCTCCGCCTCAACTTCAACAAGCTTCCTTGCCACATCCAGCATTTTCGGATATAGAGAGAGGTTTACTAACAGTTTGACGACCTTGCCGATAACCTTTTTATCTGGGGTCTCTTCTTCCCACCAAAGAACGGCATCATAGCCAACCTTTGCCGCATCTTTCCTAGGAACCAGTAATCCTCGGATTTTGAATGTCATAATCATTGCCTCCTTTCTGTTTTTTTTCAGCTTTTACCTAATATGTCGGATCTGGGAGGGAATAAACGGGAAAAGGAAAAGATGAGGAATAAATTGGAAGAAATAGGAATAACAAAGGGAATGACAAAGGAAATGACAAAGAAAATGACAAGCATAACACGAGAATGACAAAGCTTAAAGACTAAAAAACCGCGTATTTACGCGGTTTCCAGGGCAAAATGACAAAATGGCAAAATGACAAAAGAAAAATACTTATATAAAGAAAAAAAATAAATGACATTTTTTAACGCTTTAATGCGCTAAAGCCCTGTTTTTTCACGCCAAAGTCCTTTCACGATCGGGATGAGAAGCCATAATAAGGCAAATGACAAGTCGAAATAGAGAAAATAACAAACCAAAACAAGGGAAATGACAAGCCAAAACAAAGAAAATGACAAACATAACACAAGAATAACAAAGCTTGAATGTCAAAAAACCGCGTAAATACGCGGTTTCCAGGGCAAAATGACAAAATGACAAAATGACAAAAGAAAAATACTTATATAAAGAAAAAAAATAAATGCCATTTTTTAACGCTTTAATGTATTAAAGTTTGGAGGATGAAGTCCGCTGACATTCTCTTTGAGTATAAAAGAAGATGCGTCAAAGGAAGAAAAAAACAATTCTCTTATATATATATATATATATTATTTTGTTATTATTATTATTATTAATAGTTTTTGTATCCGCAAACCCGCATAAATACGCGATTTTGAAAATGACAAAAGTTTTGTCATTCTTTGTCATTCTTTGTCATTATTGTCATTTTCCAAAATCGGCATTAAAAAAAGCCCGTAAATACGGGCTAAAATTGAACCGGGACAAAACCCTGTAAATGGGCCCAAAGTCGGTCGCACGCGATTTAATTTTTTTCGTTCGTACCCCCAGGGGGGTATGTTTATCAATCGGCAGGGATAAGCTCGCGGAGGCTCTTTCGCTCGATTCGTCCCGCTTCTGCGTCTTCGTGGCACCACTGGCATAAAGTGATACAGTTTGAACTATCTAACGCTAGGCTTGGATCCTCTTCAATCGGCACAATATGATGGACGGACAAGCCAGCCGTAGTAATCACCGCCTTACTGAGACAATACCGACAAAGGTTCCCATCCCTCTCCCTCACTGACGCGGCTAGGCGCTTCCATCGGCTGGAGTGATGGACGCGTTCCGCCTCCGATCCGCGCCTTCTCCCCCATTTTTCTTCCTTTGCCGCCCTTTTCTTTTCGCACTCTACTTTGCTATCATGTATTCTTCCACAATAAACACAGCTCTTTAACATTCCTCATCATCCCCTTCCGCGTCTGTCGGTTCCACCACCAGACGCTTACTGTATATCATCGCCCTAACCATATCTCTATCCCATTCAGACACCATCGCCAAAGAATCTAAATCCTTAACGACTTCATCTCTATCAATCAATCCTCCATGATGAGCTGGTATCTGCCGCATAGGACACCATGTCGGCCTTCCTTTTTCTTTTTCTTCCCATATATTTCTTTCTTTGCGGCAAAACCTGCAAACCATCACCGCCCACCCGTCTTCTCCGATATCATAGCCGGCTGCTGGGCAGCTTCCACATCTTGGTGGTATTCCTACATTGTTTAACATGATCATTCCTGTTTTTTCCTTTCTCTTTCTTATTTTCGTCGAACATCCAAAGCTTTATCATCTTCATTCCTACCCCTTCCCCGTTATTCCTTTTGGCAAACGGTATCCCGTCTTTCCCCTCCCCGTCCTTTTGTTTCTGTTTGTTCCTATATATATCTGTGTTCCTTCTGTTCCAATTTATTCCCATTGGTTTCTGTTTCCTTTGTTTCTGTCTCTTACAAGCTCTTTCCCTTTGGACATCCTACCTATCTAATATGTCTGGCAGCAAACACAGGAATGAATGGGAAGAAATAGGAAAGGAAGAATTGGAAGAAATAGGAATAAATAGGAATAAGAAAGAAAGGATGGAATGAATAGGAATAAATGGAAAGGATCATGTATGTTTTGACGCAAAAGGAAAGGATGGAATACATTGGTTGAAATAGGAAGAAATGGAAAGGAAAGGAGAAAAAAACAGAACCGCACGGTGCGGTTCTGAAAAAAGAGACTATCACATCTGACGATGTAATAGCCTCTTTCGCAGGAAAGGAGAACCGCGCGCACACGCAAAGCGCGCGGAGTGCCGCGCCTGGATGCGAACCAGGCAGCAGGCCTTTCGCCTGACGGCATTATTTTCTTTTATATCTAAGAGCATGACCTCTGATGCTGTCTCTCTCACCTCTGAGCATCGTATAAGCGGAGGTTCTGGACATGCCAGCGTCTCGACAAAACGCTTCTATGGTCTGATATTCTTCACCAGTCGCTTCGTCAACTACAAAGGGAGCTTTCTTGCCAGCAGGCGCGCTTCCAGGATGCTCAGGGACCGGTATGTTATTCCCTTTGGCGTCCATGAAGGTTTGGATGAGCTCTCCTAATGGCACTATCTCGCCCGTTGGCTCCAGCCATTCAAGATCGATGTCATAAAGCTCTTTATTGATGAGCACTGTCGCCGTTCCGTCTGGATTGAGGCTCATGAAGACGCCCTTTCCAAAATCTTCACTTTCAAGAACCATGCCTATTTCCAGCAGATCCTCAGGGTAATCGGGCAGTTCAGGGTAGTATTTTCTAGCTAATTTCCAATAATCCATATGTTTACTCCTTTCTGTTAAGCGATCTTAAATCGTCGTTGAAATCTTTGTTTCTAGGTATACAAAACGGGCATTCAGGGTTCTTGTCTCTGACCTTCTGCCCCGCCGCATCGTTATCTGTACAAATGATGACGGTTTTGCCAGTGGCTTTGAGCCTGTCAATGATGGCCTGGTTTTCGCATCCAGCCATTGATACGAAGCGGCCGTTGGCTGGCTTGCCGCAAAGCACATAGACGCTGATCGCGTCAATTGCCGCCTCACAAACATAGATCCAATCTGGATTATCCGCTCCAAAGCTCCAAAAAGCCTCTTTGCTCGGCCTATATATCGGCCTAAATTTAGTTTCTGCCCTGGAGTTTGTGCCTCTGATCTCCCTGACCTTTTCGGCCTCATCGTAAAAGACGCAGTTGCCGGAATTATCCTGATAAAGCTTTTTGCTCTTACAGAGCATGGTGACCACATCAGCGGGAATGCCTCTCTCTTTGATAAGGTAGGCAAAGACCTTTTTGAACGGATCCTTTGTTGGCTTGTTCCATTCTGGAACATCGCTGACATCCCTGACCGCCGTGCCCGCTGGATTATCAGCGGCCTTTGGGGCATTAACCTCTCCGCCCGTCAAAGCGAAAAGAGCATCCTTAAAAGGATAACCGTAGTATTTCATTAAGAAGTCGATCGGATTCCCGCTCTCCCCCGTCTCGTTGTCAAAGAAGCCGTTAAAGCCCGCCTTTATGACTACATGATGGTTCGATTTAAGCCTAAGATATTTTCCTTCATGCGTTACATCGTCCGCGTGGACTCTCAGCATGAAGCCGTAAAGATCTCCCGCCCTCGCTGCGGCAATCAAATTCTCATAAGGTGAGTGTGTCATGGTTGTTCATCTCCTTTCCCATCGTAAAAACTGGATACTGGATGCCGTCATTGTTTTCTTCAAATGGAAGCTTTATGTCTTTTGGCGCGTCTTCCAGTTTGGCCTCTTCCTTTTGCTGTTCTGGCTTCATTTTCAGGAACTTTTCTTTGTATTCGGCTTCCAGCTCTTTTGCGTTGGCATCGGCTTGGTCTCTGTCGATAACGCTGCTCATATCCAGTCTATACGCCCTGTAATACTTTGTTTTGCCAGGTATCTTGTAGGTTTTCGGATAGCCTTTTTGGTCAGCCCATCCAGAAGGAAGAATGCCAGCGTCCTTGCAATATTCCACAACTACGCTATCATCAAAGCCTTGCTCTCTACATATCTTCTTGAAGCAGCTCGGAATAACGAAGATTTCTCTGTTATTGATCCAACCATCCTGTGATTTTACGTTCTCTCCGTCCTCGACTTTATCCAGAATGAATGAGCTTGGATTAGATGAAACATAGTCATAAATCGCTCTCACAGCTCTCGCGCCATCGGATACATCTTCCTCGGTCTTCAGATAAGAGCAAAGTGTCTCTAAATCTTCATCCAGATAAACGCCGTCTTTATATATGTAATCAGTAGCCAGCTTGTCGGCCGTTAAAATCATTGCTAACGGCTCCGCCTGTCTGGATGTGACGCCTTCATTAGTGTCAATTATCTTATCTATATAGTCCTGATAGATTTCTGTAATGGCGTCTTTTCCGACCTCTCGGAGAACTTTCAGCCAATCTCTGATAACGTGCCCGTGGTTTGTGAGCGCGAACCTGTTGATTTTCTTGAGCGTCAGCTTGTCAAATCTGGGCTTAATCGGTATCTCTAAAACCCTGTTCAGGGCGCCGCCTTTGGTGAAATTGGTTGAAAGCGGACCTTCACCTGAACTCAGGAAAACGGTTTTCCAGGTCTTTTTTACTCGGTTAGAGCCTGCCCTGCTGCCGCTTGCTCCGACATCTCGACCTGAACCGGTAACGATATTATAAATAAAGCCTTGGAGGTCTTTTTGCTTTGCGTCCGTGCTGGCAAGGATGTCATCCACAACGATCGGGAGGTTGTTAAACAATCCCATCTTATTCTCAATACCGACCCTGGTTCCGTCGTATTTGCCCATCAGCGTTCCATCATCAGGTTTGCCGAATTGGCTCATTGCCAGACGCGCCCAGGTCGATTTTCCCTTGTTGGTTACGCCATATACATGGATCAGGAACGGGCTGCTGTCAAAATACGTTCCCAGCATGACACCGCAAAGAGCCGCTGCCAGGTTTATTGAGAATTCATGTGCTCTGAGAGCTCTAAACCCTTTCATGGCCTCCATATATTCATCTGGATCGCCCTTGACGGCAATAACATCATCATAAAGAGCCTTATATGTAGATATCTCACTGAAAACAGTCCCTGGCTCATAAGGAGCGAAAACTTTCATCCTCTCTCCAGTTTCAGGATGCTCAAACTCTACCCAACCGAATGTTGATGTAGAAATGCCATAACCAAGAGCGCAAACGTCATTAAGGTTTGCTATCAGCTGATTTACATAATCCAGCGCGGCTCCAGCCGTCCTTGTTGTGATGATGATGCCGTCCTTGCTGAGGCTCGTGATGTCTCTCTGTGAAATCAGCGTCTCAACGGGGTAAATCTTGCTGATCGCCTTGATCCTCTTGCCCTCTTGTCTGAGATATCTGACCTCGTAGCGATCGCCCGTATCCTGGGCGGAGCCATAGTGCATAGTAATGACAAAAGGCGTAGAGCAAATCCTTGTTCCGTCACTTCTGTCCCAAATACCGTCATCATCCACCCTGAATGATGGGAGCTTAAAAACGGCTTCCATCAGAGCGGGCATATCAGCCAGCATCTTTTTGACCCTATCCCTCGGGAAGAGATCATCAGGCGGATTGACCATCATTGTTTTCATGGTCTTTTCCCTGTCTTTCTTAGCCTTTTTCAGATCGCTAAGCCAGGCGGCCAAGTATTTCTTAACTTTCGGCACAAGTATCTTGTCTGTGATGCTGTCCAAAAGCTCATCCTCAAAGCGTTGCCAGTCTCCAAGCGGTTTCTCAATGAAGAAATCCATCAGGTCGGCCTGGAACTCATCGGATCGTAAATCTATCATTTTAAGCGCGTCATACGCTCTATTTTCTAATGTTTGCGTGTATTTCACGGATTTTCCTCCTTTCCTAAGAGTTTTCCGTCTATATATTTTTAAATCCCGTTTGGGATGTAAGCGCCTCGGAGGGAGTTGGACCCTCCTAGGTGGTTTAGACTTAAACCACCTAAGAACCGTCAGGCGCCGCAAAGGAGTTATGAAGATAGTATGTTATTTGAGTATCTCGGGCATTTTCTTTCGGAATCGGCCTTTCGCCCACTCCTGAAACTTTTCCCATCCTGATGGATAAAGGATGACCGCAGCACCACCCGCTTTCCGTATCTGCCTCACATGATAAAGCTGTAATTCAGACGGTTTGCCGTTTTGAGCTTTGACCTCGATGCCGACAAAGCGACCATTGATGCAGCAGAGAAGGTCAGGTATGCCCGATTTCGTGTAGGCGTTGGCGAAAAACTTCACGAACCAGCCGCCCTCAGCTGTGATCCATTTCTTTATTTTGTTCTCGAATTGTTTCTCTGCTGCCATTCAGCTTTGCCTCCTGTTTTCTGCGGTAGCGATCACGAGCCCGCTCTCGTGCCTGCTCAGCGTGCTTGCGATACCACCGCTTGCTTCGTTCTATTTCCTGTTCTCGGTGAGCCCAGTAGAACGCCCGCTTCTTTTCTAGGATTTCGTCTCGGTGTGCTTCGTAGTATTTTCTATCTAGGTATGCTCGTTTTTCCGTGCTCATGTCTCTATCCTTTCTTTTCCGTCCGTCTAAGATTACTATGTCAACCAACCTTTTCCTCTAATTTCCTTTTTCTGTCGATTTCACGCTGTATCTCTTCAATTCTCTTAGCGTATCGCAGTATTTCCGGAAACTGTTCGAAACGTTTGGCGATGATCAGGTATTCCTGATACATTTCAAGTTCTTCTTCAAGTGTCATTTGGTAAATCATCTCTTTTCTTTTTCGTTCGTATATAATATGTATGGGAAGCATCAAAGATAGCAAAAATTCATGTTCCGAAACGAGCATTTCATTTCTTTTTCTTCCGTTACATATACTATGTTAGATTTTTAAAAAGATAGCAAAAAACGGCACAAAAAAAGGACGCCGAAGCGTCCCATTAAAAAAGCCCCCTAAGGCATCCCTTTAAAAAGAGGCGCCGAAGCGTCTCTTAATCAGTCCTTATTCTTCCTCTTCCTCTTCAATCTCTTTCTCGACCTTTTCTCTGAGCTCCTTTGTGAGCTCGTTATCTTGGTCGTCTTCATCTATGAGAGCATCGCGCTGATCGAGATATTCGTTTATGAACTCATGCTGTTTTTCCCATGCCATTTTAACAACGTCTTTGTAGGTGATGCCGTCTTCGTTATCTATTGTGGTCTCATATACAAGCCATTTAAAGCCGAAATACTTGTTGCCAATCCAGATCTTGTATTTCTTCTTTGTTGCCTCGATCTCAGCAAAACATCCCGCGTAAAGCTTAATCTTATCGTAAGTCACCTGTTTCATTTCTTCTTATCCTCCCTCGTAGTTACCCTGTTGCGTCCGCTATAATTTCTGTCCCCATCTCCCATAAACTCTTCTCTGTAGCGATCCATACACCATTCCAGCCCGTTTGCTACATAATCCATAAACTGTTGGCGGCTAACAGACGTTGGTTTAGGCGCCTCTAATATACACATCTTAACGCTATAACCTTTATAATAAAGCCAGGCTATATAGCTGTCCTTGGTGTCTTCTTGCTCGACAATGAACCCATTATCAAGTGTATATCTCTCAATGGTTATCTTTTCCAATTCGAAACCCCTCCCTTCTGTTGTGCGACAATTATACCACATTCGGCAAATCTTTTAAATATTCCTCAAAGTATTCGTAACCTCTTTCGAAGAGAAAGTCGGTGTAATTCTTTTTCTGTTTGAGGGCTGTTTCTATATCATCCTCAATCGTATCAGGTGATTTACATATATAATAGAGACAAGGCTTCGTCTGTCCCTGTCGCCAAGTCCTACATTTAGACTGCTCGAATAGCTCGGATCTTTCGGGAAGGCTGGTGTATATCGTGATCCTGGCTTTCTGTAAGTTCAAGCCCATCGCTCCAGCCTGATATTGTATCAGCGTAACGGACTCCGGCTCGGATTCGTAGGCTTCAAGATCTTTCCTGCTGCCAGATACCTCTGAGATCGGTTTCTTCAGCTTCTGGCATATCTCGACTATTCTTTCCTTTTCGGCTTTGAAATTGTAGAAGATCAGGACTCTTTCCTCTGTCATTTCCAGCAAATCGGAAATTGCGGCATAGCGATCGTCGTTATATTGGCCGCATAACTGTCTCAGATACAAACGGCGCGTCAAAACATCATCAGCAACCAGTTTTTCTCCATTTATCTCACACATTCCCGTTTTCAGCATTTTCTTATATGCTGTTGGCGGGGTTGATTTGCTGTAAATGAAAGTTTGTGAAGGAAGAGAGCTAAGGCAATCTTCAACTCGAAGGAAATGGGCACCTTTTTCCCTTAGTCGCTCTTTCAATTCGCCCTCATTCTTATATCCATGGATGACCCTGATGGGAAACGGCATCCCTGGCGGCTGTATCATCGTATAGATAACATATCGTTTTAAGAATTCTTTACGAGGGATATTCCAGCCCAGGAGCCAGCACTGAGACAAAAGGCGTTCATACTTACCATCGATCGGTGTTCCAGATAGAAGGACGACATGCTCGATCCTACCCTGTTTATACATTTTCAGTATTCCCCTTGTCCTTTGTGCCCGTTCGTTTGATATCATGGATGACTCATCGCAAAGAAGCGTTATCCCCTTCATTTTCAAGAGTGTGTCCCTCCTCCAAAGGGTATCATAAGAGACAACACCAACGGCTTTTCCACCGTGGGCCGCGAAATTCTTTATTCCTGTTTTCTTTCTTAGGTCGAAGACCTCCCAATCGGGATAGTACTCTTTGAAGTGATTCATCCAATCTTCGATTTTAGATTTTTGGCAGCATAGCAGG